TTCGGCCAATAGCTTTCGATACTACTTGTACTAATTCCGATCTTTCATCAAAATTAACTTTAGCTTGATGAAATATATCTGAATACTCTGCTGCATTGTAATCTGACATTGTAGCTGTAACTTGTGAGTAAGTTACATTCAATGGAGTTACATCAGTTTGAGGTATTCTAGCAGTAGCAGATCCTTTACCTAGTTTTGGAAATTTATAAGTATTTCCAGATACACCAGATCTTAATCTAACAGCACCTCTCAAGACACTTTCTGCTTGAAAAGCCTGTTTAACTTCTGCATCGAAAAGAGTTACAAAAGCATTTGTTATCGATTGTGCCATCGTTATCTCCTTAAATTAAACATTATTAATAAACTATCAGTTGTCTGGAAAAGCCAGGCTGAAAATGGTGTCTTTGCCCACCAGCCAGAAGGCCAAAAGAAAATTCGGTTATCTTCAATTAAGATAGATATTAAATTTTAAAACAAATGTAAAGGGGTAAAATTAAAAATTATTCATTAATTCTATAAATTCAATAATAACCACTAAACCTAATTCGATTGCAAGAATAGTATGATAAATGTGCCAAATGACACCATTACCTTTTTTCTTTCTCATTAGATTTCCCCTGTGCTTGTAGCAACACCAGGATATGCTTTAGCAAAATGCTCCTCAACTTTTCGTCTAAATGCCGGATCTGTTTTATATTTAGGATCAGCTACCATTGATTGTAACTCTTCCTTGCTTGGCATTCCATCAGCATTAATAGGAGCTGTTGGTATTGTATTCTCTCCATAATACTTACGAATTTTATTTAAAGCATTAATACCATTAGCAGTAGCAGCAAAGATTTTAAACTCTTCAAAATCACTTTCACTCCATACTCCTTTAGATACTAATCCTTTACCCCAAGTTGTTATCCCTTGAATAACTTGATCAGCATTAGGCCCAAGAGATTTTCTTTCTTGTTCTACATTAATACTGTCTGCCTCTTGTTGTTTAGAAGTTATCTCTCTAAATTGATTAACTAATTTATCAAAACCAGCTTGAGTAGGTTTATTTTCTTTAGCCCATTCCATAAACATATCGGCTATTTGATCACCTTCCTCAACTCCTTCTAATGCAGTTATATCATATTCTTTCGGAGCTTTATGCTTACCCATTGAAAATGCTTTCTGCAATTCTTTATAAGAAGTATTTAAGTCCTCTGTTTTAACACCTGTTTTAGGATCCCAAAATTTATCTTCTAGGTATTCTGGTTTAACGAGTTTAACCTCTTCTTTCTTTTCTTCAGAAGAAACATTCGTTTGTTCCTCAATCTTATGAGGTATATCTTCTGGTTCTTTTTCCTTCTCTTCAGTTGGTTTGACATCAGCTAATAAACCCTCTGGTTTTTCTTCTACTTTTTCTTCGACTTTATTTTCTTCTTCAGCCATTGTTCTTCGCCCTCTCTATGCGTGTTTGAATATCTCTGATCACAGAATTTTGGCCCTCTCTTGCGTATCCAAAAGAAGGTTCACTTCCAGGTATCCAAGTTGGTTGTTTGATTGTTTTAGATATTAAATATTCCAAAACCTTTTTACCATCTTTGGTATTAAAGGTTCTTGCAATAGATACATCTATTTCCCTTTGGTTATCTTTAGGTTTGTTACCTAAAACTTCTAATCCTTCCCATCCAGGAAGGTTAATATCTCCTTCAGCCATTATGCCATAGCCTCTTGTTCAACAGCACTTGCTGGTTCTTGAGGAGAAGGAGCTTGATCTTGAGGAGCTGCTTGTGGTTCACCAGCTTGTCCATTCGGTTGTGCACTCATCATTTGTTGCGACATTGCCATAGCTTGTTTTTGTATCATTTGTTTTTCTTCTTCAGATGTTCTTAAATCAGAAGGTACTCCTAATTTATCTGCAACGAATGCAGCTATAGCATCTGGTTTAACTTCTGCCATTCCTCCTGGGCCTAAAGCATTAGCAATTTGGAAAAACTGCATTACTTCATTTACTTCTTCTAAATTTTGTGCTTTAGCCAATGGAGAGATAGGAACTACTTTTACTTCTAATCCATTAACCTTTAATGGTAATTCAATTAAACCTTTTTCATTCATTATATGTAGAACTCTTCTAATAATAGGAACCATTGTTTCTGTTATTAATCTTCCAAAAGCTGCACCCATATTTTGTGCTAACTCTTTCATTCTCTCTACAATCTCTGTTGCAGATCTTGCAGACATATTATCTGGAGGAAGAGTATCATCGAGTAATGTTTTTTTAATATTCATTCTTAAATCATTGATTACAATTTGAGATACATTAAAATCTCCAGCTCTAGGCAATGGAGATAAAGATGCTCCTTGTGGCCCACCATTACGAGCAACAGGAATAATAGCACCTGGAGTTATTTTAATATTATTAGGATTTAAAACACCATCATCGGCAGCAGTATAAATTCCAGAAATTGCTAGTGATGCGTTCTTTAATAATAATTCTAAAGTTTTATTTAATGTTTTAATATCTGGAATGGCTGTAGTGAGTGGGCCTCTTCCCATTACTTCGCCTGGTACTTTCATATATCTACTTACCACCCAAGGGCTTTGTTCCATTCTTCTATAAACTAATTCTGATTTAGATTTATCGTGTACTATGTGGTAACAATAATCTTTTACAATAGGATCAATAATAACTGCCTCACATAATTCTATAAGCTCTTGAGGTTTTTCTTTTATTTTTAATTCTAATGATTGTGGAAGAGTAGCATCTGGAAATTGTCTTTTAATTGCCTCTCCTCTAACTTTAAATTTTCTATAAACATTATCAACTGTACCACTTGGCCCTTCTTCTAAAGCAATTAAATATTGTGGAACCGGAGTAAAGGTAACAGGATTAAGATCATCTCCAGGCTGAATTAACATTGCAGCAGTACCTACAGAAAGATCTAATAGAAATTCTCCAATCGCTAAATCAAAATTGGATTGTCTTAACACAGAAAACATTTTATCTAAATAAAGATCTAATGCTGTCTGTACTTCTAAAGATCTCTCTTTAGGTATATCATTCCCAGGTTCTAATCTGCACCATTTTTTGTAGGGAGGAAAAAGTCCAGATTGTATTCTGTTAGCAAATCTTTGAGTGGAATGAATAGCTGTACTGTCAAAAACTCTGGACATCTTTGCTTGTCCAGGAACATTACCTTCGTAATAACCATCGTATAAATTTCTTTGAGGAAGAGCATATTGATAACACTCTTCATAAACAGATCTCCAATTTTCTTTTTTGGCAAATGCCTGTTTGTGTCTATTTAAGACTTCTGGTACTTGTAATCTCATTGCCATAATCGGTTATTAAAATACTATTGCACCAATAATAAATCCAATAACAATACATACTATTTCTCTTCTATTATGTAATTGCCATATCATAAACTTATCTTTGTATTTTTTAATCATCTCCATCATTTTCCTCCCTAGTTAATTCTTCTTCGTTTTCACCTTGATTTAATTTTATAAATCTAGGATTTCTTATAAATTCTTCTTGTTCCATTAAGCCAACTGACTTTCTTTACCAAGATAAGTATTTCTTGGATTTCTAGTAGAGCCTAACTCTCTTCTAAATTCTCCAGCTAATAAACCACCTCTTCTACTTCTAGCAATTTTTTGAGAGCCTGTTCTTGGTTTTAATTTTCTAGCAATTTTTTTTTGTTTAGGATCTGTTTTGTATTGGACATCTCTTTCAGCTTTACCAATTTGTCTTTGCTGAACCTCTGGTCGTCTTTTACCTAATGGGCTTGATAAAATTTTTACCGGAGTTGATATTACTTTCTTAACTACTTTTGCTGGTGATCCTCCCATTATACATACCTCTTATCAAAATCGTATGGATTTCTAATTGGATCTACTCTTGTTAGTGTCGTACCTGTGCCTAACATTGGAATAGCTCTTTCTTGATTAACTAATAATCTTCCTCCAGCTCTACGAGCTCTGGATTTAGATGCAATCTTTCTTAATTCTTTTTGCTCTTTAGCATCTGCTCTAGCCTCTCTCTCATCCAATAATTTATTGGAAGTTTCAATTTGAGGAGGTGGAGTATATTTAGGAACTTTAAAAACACTACCCATTAAAATAACCTCGCAAACATAATATAATCAGATTTATCAATTCCATAATTTTTTAAAATACCTTCTTCTTTAAAATATAGACTTTTTATCCATTTGACAGCACGAACATTTCGTGAACTGACAGTAACTTGTAATCTATGTAAAGATAATTCTTTTGCTGCTAACTCCATAAAAGCTAAAGCTCCTTTATGAAATTGTATTCTATGCTTACGAATAAGAGTTTGATCTGGTATTAACCATAACTCTGATACACCTTCCCATTGAGGAACTACACCAAAACATAAGACAGGCTTACCTTTTCCTAATACAACATAACCATAACCTTGTTGAGTAGCTGCATCTAAAAATTCTAGCCATCCTGGAAATAATTTAAGATGTATCTTATCATCTTCTCCAAGATCCATTAAATTAATAAGATAAGATTTAAAAGGTAACACCATATAATCCACACCATCAACTTTAAATATCTTTTCTATTGTTAATAGGTTCACACTTTTGCTTTCTCATAAGTGGCTCTCAATCCTTTAGGAACTCTAAACTTTCTCATTCTCTCATCGGTACAGGATATAAAGAATTGTCTTTTTAAAACACAATCCGGAGCCCAAACTTTTACGAGCCAAATAATTTTTTTTTCACTCGACATATTTTGTATATCTTCTTTTCCATCTATTTCTTCTTTTGAAAACTTTATCACAAATGTAACCAGCCTCTTCTAAATACTTACCATTTTCTTTTTTTAAAATATAAGTCCAGATTTTTTTTATGTTTGTAAAATATCTTTTTGTAAAAAAGATTACATAATCCATAATTTTACTTGGAAGTTTATAAGCTGTTGTTAAATCATAAGCTATAGGAATACCATTGTGTCTAACTACAATAGGTAAATTTCTTAAAGTTGGACTATCTGGATATGGTTGATTATCTTCTGTTGGATACCATCTTTTAATTTTTTTAAAATCTATACCTGGTCTGAAACAAACTCTTCTAACTTCTAAAATTAAATTTCTATCTTTTCCTTTTGGCCTTCCACAGGGTTCACCAACTATTACTACTCCTAGTAATTTATAACCAGGAGCATCTCCCCATATACCAAAACAAAAAGTTATTTGAGATTGAGGTACAGGCTTATTATGTCTATGCCAACTTTTAACAATTTTGTTAGCATCATTTTTGTGTATCGGTTCAATAACAATCATTTTATTTCCTTTATATATTTCATTGTTCTTGTTTTGGTCTAATATAAGGATTATCCAATAATTGTCAATAGGTAAAAACATCAAGAAAATACATCAAAATCTAAAGGAGCTACAGAAGGTTTCATTCGACTAGCAGCATTCCCTCTCGTTAATCTTCTATGCTCACCACCACCCAACATTAAATACATAAAAGCATCACCAATGTGTGAGTGATCATTTTTGTTTGGTTGATCTCTATATCTCTCTCCTCCAGAGATTTGAACTCTTCTATAATGATAACCACCAGCTAAAGATTTTCTTAATCGCTGACATTTTCTATCAATTAATAATCCTGGCTTACCTAATATTAATCTATTCATTGGAGATGCACCGGCCTCTCTTCTAACTCTAAAATCATTTGTAGCAGTTGGTCTAGCAACAAGTCCAAGGGTTCTTAAATGATCGAATGCTGTAACTTCAAAAATTTCATCTCTCTTCTGTCCAGCCGGATCACCCCAGATAAAGACATCGAATTTAGGAAATCGAGTTTCTAATTCTCCTTTTAACATTTGACCAAATCTTTCCAGGCCCATATCAAAAGTTACTAGCTCGTGTAAGATTACCCATCTACCATTAGAATGTTTCTGTCCAAATACTGCTGCTGGAGTTAAACCAAAGTCCACTCCCACTTGAATAGGATATTGAATATCTGGTTCAATAAAATCTTCCACCATTAAATTATCATCGTATTCTGATATAACCGGTTTTCCTTCTTGAACATAAGTATATTGAGCTTGAGCATAACATCTAATCCAATCTAAATTCTTTCCAAGTAATGTTTGCTCATAGTATCCTGTTGGTAAATTTTTTCTATTTTCTGTTTCTTCTTTTACCTTCCACCATTTTGCAGAACTTAAAA